GCGACGCCCCGCCACCCCGACCATACCGTTTTTGCGCTCATGGACAACCAAGAACTACAAGACCGCGTGCCTGACACGGTTCCCGACGACGTGGAACTGTTCCAGCAGGACGGCGAGGTCTACGGTCGGGACGAGCATGGGGAGTTCGCACTGGCCCCGATGGCAGGAAGCGCCGAGCCACAGAGTGGACGTTGTGGCGAGCCGTTGAAGTTTTACAACGACCGCTATGGCGAAATCCGCTACTGTACCGCACTGCCCGAATCCATATTCGTGGACGACGGCTCCGACTACTGCCGAAACCACAAATCCAGAGAAGCACTTATGGAACGAGCACACGAACTATTCAAGCACGGTTACTTCGCAACGAACTACGTGAACTTCGCGGAGAAACTTGACGCCGCCAAGTTCCTGTTCGCCGTCGAGATGGTCGGTGGCCTGTTCGAGTTGAGTCGTCACGACTTCGACATCGTAGAGGCCGAACGCACCATCGACACGACTGACAGCAATCTCATCGAGGAGGACGCTATCGACGTTGTTCTCCCGCTTCCGTCGAACGACACGCTCTCGTTCCACGCGAATGAACTCTGGACGGCGGCGCTCAAGGAGGTCATGTCGCAGAACATGCAGGAGGCCGTGTTCTCCGAAGGGATGGCCGTCAAGACGCTCTCCGACTCCGCTGACATGGAGGGTCAGATTACTGACACCCACTACGAGAACACCGAGCACCACCTCCACCTCCCTATCTCCCGCGTCGCCAAGGACATCAAGGAGCACCTCAAGAATGGTGGCGTCGCCATAGACGACGCTGACAGCGGCGTGGTGACGTTCCAGAAGAACGACTACACTCTGGACGTATCCGCGAACGAAGGCGATTCTGACGGCGCTGAGAGCGTCTCAGAGACGGCTGTGGACTTCTCGGAAGCACTGGAGGCGGAAGGCGAGGCCGCGGCTGAAATCGAGGTCGAATAATGTACGAGGGGATGCCAGACGAACTACGGCAGAAGTTGCCGCACGACATCCGCCTCTACATGCGGAACTTCTGGCAACACCCCAACGACCCGACACGGGAGTACGACTTCCACGACGACACGGGAGAGAAGTTCCTCCACTACCTCGCCCACGACGACGGCCCGCTCGTTCCAGGCAACTGGGGAGACATCGTTCTCCTCAACTTCGCACGGGGCTGTCTCAAGACCACGACCGCTGTCGGCATCGCTGACTGGGGTGTCAGCCAGTTCCCGATGATTGAGGTGGACGTGACCGCTCCACGACAGGAGCAGTTCGGAGAGGTCATGGACCGCTTCAAGAGCGTCGTCAAGAACTCGGGGATGGAGCAGTTGCGCTCGAAGAACAACGTCAGTCACCAGAAGTTCGAGCGCGCCCTGGAGAACGAGAACGGCGATAAGGTCCACGTCGAGGCTGACGTGAAGGCCCGCTCCGCCTGGGGAGAAGGTGACGCCCTCCGTGGTCTGCACGGCCACGTCGGCATCATTGACGAGTTTCAGGACGTTGACGAGTCGATGTTCTCGACGTTCCTCGAAGCAGTGGACCAGAGCGTTCCGCAGGTCCCCTACTTCCCCACGATTGTGGTCATCGGGACGCCGAAGATGGCCAACTCCTTCTTCAACGACCTGTGGGAGATGTCGGACCAGAAAACCTGGGATGACGAGGAGAACGAGTGGGTCAAACAGGCAGAGGGCGACGAGTTCATCCCGCAGGAACTCAAGGAGCGTCGCCGTGACCTCATCCGCGAGGCCGACGAACTGGAGTCCCTCATCGGCAACGACGAGGTGGACCAGGACGCGCTCGAAGCCGAAATCGAACGCAAGCGCGAGGCCGCCTCGAAAATCGAGGGCTACACGGTCACGGGCTGGCACATCGACCAGTATTCGAGTCCGCTCCACGACGACGCCAAAATCGAGTTCAAGCGCCAGAAATACACGGAAAAGAAGTTCAAGAACGAGGTTCTGGCGCAGTTCTACACTCCCGAGAACGACCTCCTCTCCGACAAGCACGTCAAGGAGGCGTTCGACTACGACCACGGCTTCACCAGCAAACGTCAGTACGACGACAGTACGGTCGTGATGGGCGTGGACTGGGGTGGCGGCTCCAGCCAAGGCGCGTCCGAGACGGTCCTCGTCGTCGGTGAGCGCATCGAGGACGAGACTGGCTCCCGCATCGTCATCCGAGACATCGACTTCCTCGACCCCGACCTCAACAAGCAGGACGAACTGGAGGAGGTCGAACAGCGCATCCGAGACTACCAGGTGGACCGCGTGGCCGTGGACGAGGGATACGGCTCGAAACAGCGCGAGGACCTGCAAGAGGGCAACAACATCTGGAACGACGACGGGTGGGACCAGGTGTGTGGCATCATCTACGGGAACATCAAGGACAAGGACAAGCCGAAGTTCTCCGAGAGCGGGTACAAGGACTCCGCGTTCTGTACCGTCGCCCGCACTCACATGATTGAGAACATGGTGTCTCACTTCAAGGACGGACGCATCAAGATTCCCGCAGGCGACCTCACGGACGGCCACGAGGGCACCCGCCAGCGGCTTATCGACCACCTCACTGCGCCCTACACCGACCGTAGTGAGACGCCAGACGGCAAGAAGAAACTCAAGGTGATGTCCGACCGCAATGACGACGCCTTCCAAGCGTTCACCTACATGTGGATGGCCGCCGAACGTTTCGGCTCCACCCGCACGCTCAAGAAAATCGGCGGACACAACCGCACTGGGTACTAACGCATGACTGACGACGAAACGCAAGAGAGCACCGACGCGACGACCTCGTTCGAGACGAGCAAGGTCGCCGCACACACGTACAGTGAGACGACAGAGGAGCGTGAGCCTGGTGTCGGGACCGAGCCTGGCGACTCCGCCGACGAGGTGGACCCCCGCCGTCTCATGGGCGACCCCCATCTGAACGACATTCGCTGGCTCTATCGGACGTTTTGGGCGTCCACGCTCGTAGACAAGCCCGTCGATGACGCCTTCAAGAACGGCTACGAAATCAAACACGACGGCAACCGAGACATCGAGACGCTACTCTCGGACCTCGACTGGGACGAGCACTACAAGCGCGCCAAGAAGAAGTCCCGACGCGACGGCTTCGCGCTGACGTTCTTCGTCCTTGAGGACTCCACGAGCGGCGTGGACGAGGACCCGATGGCCGAGGACGTGGCCGTCGAACGCATCAAGAAACTCGAAACCATCACGCTGGATGACATGGCTCGATACAAGACGAGCCACGGCGCTATCCCGCGTGGGAGCGACAATGACCCGCTGGAGGACCTCAACTACTCCGACTACGAGATTCGCCCCACGGGCATCGTGATGGACAAGGACCCCGAGAGCGAGACGTACAAGGAACCGCTCGGCTACCTCATCGGCCCGCCCGAGTGGGTCACGAAGTCCTCGGTGGACATCGACCGTGTGAAGTTCTACCACCGTAACCGCTTCCTCCACCACGTCGAGAACGACACCGTGGACGGCGACCTCGATGACGACGCTCTCGGTCGATGGGAAGGCGACAGCGTTCTCGTCTCCTCGTACCACCTTCTGCGCGGCCTCAAGAAGGGCAACTGGAGTCTGATGCAGACTATCTTCCGCTACGCCGCGAAGATGTATCACGTTGCCCTCCCCGAGGACGCGGACGACGAGGACTGGGAGGAAGCGAACAGCAACATGCAGAATCTCAACGCCAAGTCGGAACTCATCACTCCCGACGGCTACGAGATTCAGGACTTCCAGACCGACGGCCAACTCCAGCCCGAGGAATACTTCGACGTTATCTTCGACCAGGTGTGTGCCTCCTCGGAGATGACCAAGAGCGTCCTGTTCGGCACGCAGAGCGGGACCGTGAGCGGGTCCGAGACGGACATCAAAAACTACTTCAACAAGGTAGAGCGCCTTCGTCAGACGACCTACGCGAACGACATGCGGCGTGTCGTCAACCGTGCGGTCGCGCTTACGGACAACCGCGCTGGCGGCGACCTCGACATCGAGTTCGAGGTGGACTGGGGTCCGATGTTCAAGTTGTCGGAACTCGACAACGCAGAGCGCCTCACGCGCATCATGCAGACGCTCTCGGCGGCCATCAACGATTTCGTTCTCACGCCCGAGGAGGCCCGCTCCATCCTACAGGAGGAGTGGGCGGACGTGGACATCGACTGGCAGGACGACTTCACCGAGGAGGAGAAGGAGTGGCTCAAGCACCTCAACTTCTACCAGGTCGGTGCGAGCACGGCAGAGGAGAAGGCAGAAGCCAGCGGTGTCGAGGAAGGCAATCCCCGCGTCGGCCAGAACGGGGGCGGGATGGAGCAGGGCCAGCAGACGGCCTCCAACCAGCCTGACACTGACGAACTCGACGCTGGCCTCTCGAACCGCGACGTGGACCGCATCGCGGAGCGCGTAGCGGAGATGATTCAGGAATGAGCGGCGTTCCGCTTCGAGACGTGACGTGCCCGCAGTGCGATGGCGCTGTGAGCGACGAGACGAAGCAACACGAGCGTCTGCGCGCCCTCGGCTACCTACACGAGGACTACACCATCGAGTGCGAGAACGGGCACACGTGGACGCATGGCGTTCCTGACGGCGAGCCAGAGACGACCGAGGAGTGGACCTGTGACGCCTGTGGCGACCACTACGTCCCCCGAGACGTGTTCCACAGCCCCGACGGTCGCATCCACTTCGTCGTGAAGTGCCAGAACTGTTACTACAAGCCCGATAATCCGCTCCACTTCCGTATCCCCGAGGATATGGGTGAGGAGTGGGGCATCCTTCTTGGGCATCCCGCTGTTTGCGGGAATACGGAGGACGCAGAACGTGAGCGGCGCGTTCAACTGACGATGGAGCGGTAACTCTAACTACGGTTCATACAAGACAGCATGACGGAAGCAATCCTGACGCACGACGCTGGCGTGTCCGCCTTCGAGGACGCGGGTGGCGTGGTGCAGACCACAGATGACGGCGGTGTGACGTTCTCGTGGGACGAGGACAACATCGTTCGAGTGGATGCACCCGCGAACCTAAAGGGGGCGTTCGACACCGAACGCTTCTACAAAATCGAGGGCGCGACAGTCGCTCGCCCCATCAAGCAGGCGTATCTGGTGGGCGACGACATCGAGTGGTACAAGAAGCCCGCTGACGAACTCGACAAGGCGGCGTGGTCCTTCGACAACGCGCCGTTCACGCTCGGCCACCCTGACACTGGGATGGTGAAGAACGTGGACGACATCCGTGGTTTCTGGCGGAACCCCCGCTACGACCACGATAGCGACCGACTCAAGGAGGACCTTTACGTCCCTGTAGGCGATGACGAGGCGATGGCGTTCATCGAGGAACACGGGGACGTGAGCGTGGGCTTTTATAACCGCGTTCACTCTAACTACGATGGAAATACAGGGGACCTGTCGGATGATGACGGCCTGGATGGTTTCCAGGTTGACATGTTCGGCAACCACATCGCTGGCGTCGAACAGGGCCGTTGTTCTTCCGAACACGGCTGTGGACTGGACGACGCTGACCACGGAAAGGTCGTGGCGGCGGGACCCCAGGACACCCATCGGACCATGACGGACGACACCGA